CGAAATTGTAAAGCTTATTAATTATTTCAATTTTTTTAGATTTTAACATCTCTTTAGGAACAAGCATGAATTCGATTTCCTCAATTGTAGGATGATGCATTTTATATGCTGCTATCTTTAGAGCCGGAAAATCGAGAAAAGTTCCCTCATCACACCATATGTTACGAATAACATTGGAAAGGAGATTTCCTACAGTATGATTTTCATTAATAACTTTAATAATCCAACCCGTATTGACATTTGTAGAATCAAGTAAATTCATTTCAATTTTATCATTATTAGTAAATTTATAAGTTTGCGAATCAAATGTAAAACTGTTTTGAATATCTTTAAGAGAAATAATCAACATACCAAGACCATCATTAATTATCAGGTCTGGATTAAGAAATCCAATACTTTCGACAGATATTTTAAATATATTAGGGTTACCATTGGAATCTGTTTGAATAACTCTATCTTTATCAAGTAAATCAAATGATGTTCGAAGTTGTCTTACTTCATCGTCTGAAAATTCAGGCAAGCCTTTTTTAACCCTTTCTTTATTGAGATAAATTTTTTTTTGTTCAAATACTGAATCTACCTTTGATTCGTCAACTACCATTTCATATGTTACTGTTCCTGTTGGATCATTTTTAGTGCTAAATCTTCCCATGTTAATTCTTGGAACACAGTCAATAATAATTTCTTCACCTCCATCTTCATTTCCAAGATCCTGTTTTAGTTTATCAAGTAAAATATAATCATTTGTAAAGACATCTGGTTTGAAAAAGTCATCTTTAGGCAATTTTTCACCATTATCGTTTTCTATTTCAAAATCAGATGTTTTAACATTGATTAATCCTAATTTATCCCTGAATTGAGACATAGCTTGATTATTTTTTTTATTTAACCTAAAAATTAGCTTATCATTACCTCTGGCAAATTTAAATGAACGGGTTCCATCTTTTTCAAAGATAGTCTCTGTAAGTAGATTAGTGTCTTCGCAATTAATGGGGGTTAATGCAATCCTATGTGACAGAAATTCATTATGAAGTGCCGATGTATTTTTATGTATTCTTATAGACCTAGAATTAATATCTTCAAAATATGTATCGTCAAAGGTTACTGTAGGAACCATTGAAGAAAAACTGCGTCTTAGAGAATTTGCAATATATACTGGAGTATTACTGAGGGTGAATTCAGATTTATAATGTTTACCACCATGAGAAATCTTGTTGTAATTACTGATAGAACTCATATTAATATAATAAGAGATAATTTAACTTTAAGTAATCAAATTTTTTCGTGATTAGTAAAATTAACAATAAAATTTTATTTAAAAAATATATATGTCTTCCGCGAAGCCTATTTTGTTTTATTCAAAAAATGACCAAAGGTCAAAAAATTTATGGAGTAAACTTTCTAAAGATAACAGCCTTGATAACTTTTTAAAAATTTGTGTAGATAATAACCCTAAAATTCCATCAATTATAACAACTGTTCCATCTATATTTATTAAGGGTAGGCCTGTAATTGCGGGTTCTGCGATACAAATGTATCTAAGCAATATGCAACCTTCTAATAATTCAATGGTATCTACTGACCAAAGTGGTAATCCATCAAATCATCCCTCAGTATCGGGCGGAGCATCTTCTAATCAACCAAGTGAAGGATTAAATGATTTTAATCCCGTAGAAATGAGTAATAGATGGTCAGATTCATATTCATTTATACAAGATAATCCTGAACCTATGAGTTTTTCATTTCAATTTCTTCAAAATGAAGGTGATACTCCCGATCCTTCTGCCCAAAATGGACAACAACCGGGAGACGTTAGACAAGAACAAGTAGGTAGAAGAAGATCAGGAGATTTCCAAAATAGACTCGAAGAGCTACAGAAATCAAGGGGTTCATTTTAACTTTATTATTTAAAGATTTAAAAATATATTGGTTTAAAAAGTTTTTTTTAAATAAAACTATATATAAAATGTCTAATCCTGTAGTAAATACTTTTAATACTCAATTAATTAACCTTGCTGAAGCTTTATCAGACCGATTTAAAGACGACGGTGATTTAAAATTAGCTTTAACTGGTATAAAGACTCTTAAATCAAATAACTCAAATAAAAATATAGAGATGTTTACTATGTATGTTTACAAATATCGAGACAGAATTATGGAAAAAAGTGAAGAACTTCTTCTCGAAACAGATTTTATCTCTGAAAACTTAGATAAAGATGATGATAATAGCGCATTTGATATTATGTCTAAACTAAAGTCTAAATGGCAAAGTCTTAATAATGAAGAAAAAGATAATATTTGGAAATATCTTCAAGTTTTAATTAAATTGACTGATAAACATATTCAAAATACTTTAGGAAAATAAATATATATCTACTTAAAAAAAATGATAATTAATTAAGTATATATAATGGAAAAGTTCAATGAAAACTTGTCTCAGTTTACAACAATCATAAAAACTCTCTACCCTGAGCAAAAAGATGCTATAGAAAAATACTATGTATTCGAAAATGTAGGAGATAAATATCTTAAAGAATTTATTGAAAATAGCTCTGATATGGGAGATGACATATCAAGTAAAAATGAAATTATTTTCTCTAAAGGAACAGTTATTTTGAATAATATTGATTTTCATACTATATGGAATGATGAAAATTTAAGTAATGATCAAAAAGACAATATTTGGAAATACTTACATACACTGTATATTTTCGCATATGAACATATAAAAAATGTTGATTTCAAAACATTATTAAAAGAACTAAAAAATGCTAATTTATGTGAAGATGTTGACGAACAAACAAGAACTTTTATGAATATTATAGATGGTCTTACAAATAATTATAAAGATTCTGAAGAAGGTGTAGAAACTCAAGATGATTCTGAAAAACCAGATGATTCTGCTAGATCTAGTATTCCTGTCCCAGATCTTTTTGGTGGAGTTATAGGCAATTTAGCAAAAGAAATCGCTGATGAAATCGATCCGTCTAAAATTAATCTTGATGACCCTCAAAAGTTGTTAAAATCTTTGCTAAGTGGTAATTTTGATGAAGAAAATGATGATTCGGGTGTAGTAAATCTTATTCAAAATATTACAAATAAAATACAAACAAAGTTATCTAACGGTAATCTTGATGAATCGCAATTATTTTCTGAAGCTCAAAATGTAATGAATTCTCTTGGAAAAGGAGGGTCTGATATGAGCAATCCATTAAATATGTTTAGTTCAATGATGAAATCTGGTATGATGAGTGGATTGGACCCTGAAAATCAAAATATTGTAGATGAAGCTCAACAAATAATTAATAGCGGTGCTCCTGTTCCTAAACATACAACACAACAAATGCAGTCTAAAATGGAACTTAAATCAACAAGAGATCGATTACGACAAAAGTTAGAGAAAAAGAAAAAAATGCTTTTGGAAAAAGAAGAACAAGAAAATAAACCCAAAATTGAAGAGGTTAAAGAAGAGATAGATTTAGACGCATTAGCTGATGAAATAGAGGGTCTTTAATCTGTAGTTTATTAAGAATAATATAATTTTAAATTATTAACTTTTAATATTATATAATGTCTACTAACTCTAAAAAAAATGATAAGTCTTTGTTAAAGCAAACAATTACTATTGTTAAAGATAAATTTTGGCATGATGATATAGAAATATTATTTAAATATGATAGAATAGATGAGTTTTTCCCAAGTAAAGACATGACTTTAGAAGAAAAGCTTAATAGTCTAACTAGATTATCACTGTATTTATCTGCTGTTCTCACAGCCTATACAGCAAATACTAAATATTTATACATATTCATTATTACGTTAGGACTAACATATCTTATATACATTAATATGTCTGATAAATTTACTGAAAATTATGATAATGTTCAATTTATAAAACCCACAATAAATAATCCTTTTATGAATATTATGCCTGATGATTACATTAAAAGGCCTAACAGAGAGTCTATTAACAAGGCAAACCAATATATTAATCCTCATTTAAATGCTAAAATAGACGAAAAGTGTAACTATAATTTATATAAAGATGCTGACGATATTTTTGAAAGAAACACTACCCAAAGACAATTTTATACTATGCCTGTCACTACAATTCCTAATGAACAGACTAAATTAGCTAAATGGTTATATAATACACCACCGACATGTAAAGAGGGTAATGGCGATCAATGTGTAAAATATAATTGGGAATTTTTAAAAGATAGTAAAATAAGAAATGGTATATTTTAATTTAATTATTTATAGTCCGTTTTTTAAAATCTTTTATACATATATACTAAATGAATAACTGTGTAAATTATTGTTCGAAAAAAGAATTCGGGATACAAGGATTAACCAGATTAAGAGAGGATGAATGTTTTTTAAAAAGAAATAAAAGAGACATAGGATATGAGGGAAAATACCAAACTCGTAATCATCATGATTGTCATTGCGAAGCACCTTACACAAGAGAACTCAGTCTTCAACAACCATCAACATTCTACAGAGATGGTATAGGCTGGACATCTAATGACGGATGCAATGTAGACAATGATTCTACTTTAAGAAATGCACGTAATTTAACTAATTTAAGAGTTATTAACCAATTATTTGAAAGACCCCATGCTACTACACCTTACAAGGGTCGTGGTGAATGTAATTCTACAATTGAAAGTCATCTTAGAGGCGGAGAAACTACAGGTCAACAAAAATCATGCAATACTCTTTCAGGTATATATATAGATAGATATACTCCCCAAATACAAAGTATAAGAGAAAATATACAAAATCCTAATAATATCATACCTGAAAACTCAGACCCAGCATGGTTAAGAGGTGGTCAACCTTCCAGACAAATTATCCGTAATAAAGATTATTTAAATAAATGTGGGTACTCATACAATGGTAAATATTGGGGTAAACAACAATAATTAAATTGAAATAAATTACATTAGAGTTTATTTAATATTAAGACAATTATTAATATTAAATAAGTATTAAAAAATTCTCGTTGTATAATATAAATGAGTTCAAATAGACTTAGTTATGACACCTGCGCATACAAAGTTGATATCAATCAAAGTTGCGGACCTCTTAGTTATCTTCTCAATCCTATGCCTTATGAAAACTGTAGCAAATGCAGACATGAATTCGGTCTTGTAGGTGGACAAGATGTATCACACATTAAGGGAAATATGGTTGATCTCGAAAATGACCTTAGAGGCCAAACAAGATTAGCTACAAAATGCCCTACCAAGAAATATTCACCTCCTCAAGGAAATTCTCTTACAATTCCTGGAAATGCTTGTAATAAAGAAAGAGTAGTTGACCTTACAAAAGTTCATTTACCAGCATGCCAATACATTGCCCGCCCACTCGTAAGTTTACCTGCTCCACTTAAACTTAATAACTGCCCCCCTCCCAGAGTAGTTACAAGAAACCCATGTGATTTACACAACCAAAGACACTAAATTTAATTAATAAGGTTATATATCGTATATAAATTTTTTAATCAATTTAAAAAAATTATATGTATATTATATAAATGAGCTTTTCTAGAAATATTTTTGAAACTGAAGCTTACAAACAGTTTATTAACCAATCAGTAGGACCAGGAATATATCATCTTGATGTTCCTAAACATTCATGTGAGCCATGTTATCCAGTTCAGCCAACAGTAAGATTACAAAAACAGGGCGTATCTCATCTTAAGGGAGTTCCACTTGTTGATGTTGATTCAGAATTATCTGGAATAACACGTAAATTATCAAGAAATATTCATGATTCATACATGCCCTCGTGTCCTGGAAAAGTATGCTCTTCAGGAGAAGTATGTGGACAAGGAGCAGTTGGTAATTGCAGTATTCACACCGAAGACCAAATGCAACATTGGAAAGATTGTTTTGTTGCCTCCGAAGACACTCGTTTAACTAATCCATCATGTAATTTAAGAGGAACTGGATGGAACAGATGGGAACATCTTGTATGTGGTAATCCTCAAGAACGTGTAGAAATTCCATTTAATTGGAATATAAGTAATAGAATACAGGCAAAAGATAATCATAGACCATGTATCCCGAATCCTATTGACCCTACACCTGCTTTACCAGCTGGAGGAAATATACCATGCGAACAAACTTCTAAAACTTGCGCTGTAGCTACACAACCCGCTTCAGTTCATTGGCAAAATAGACAGAATATCAGACAAGCATAATTTAAAAACCTAAGTATAATTATATTTTACTTATGTTTTGATGTAAATAAAAAAACCGAATATAATATAAATATGGAATCATTATTAGTAAGTAGTTTAGTTGGGACCGGAGTTAGATTAAATAAGAATGGTAAAAATAATAGAAAGGAGAACACATCCTCAACCATTTTTAAGGATCCTTCTCAAAACTCAATATATAGCTCTAATTATACAAAAAATACTATAGGTATTGAACGTGATTTAGCTATTAAAAACTTTAGAAAATCTAAAAATACTCTTGAAACAAATGTTGTTCCAGCTCAATTTAATAATAATGTTATTAATAAAAATAGCACATCAATAAAATATCTCCAAAAAAATAACCAAGAATCCCGTAATAGTTTTCAATCTTCCCTTTCAGGACAAGTAATAAATAAAGAGACATTTAAACAAAAAAATGTACCGTTTTTTGGTTCACACATAAAACAAAGTCAGTTTAATTCTAATAGTAATATTTTAGACAATCATACGGGAATAGAGCATTTTTCCAAAAAAAAATCAGCACCATTACCAATGTTTGAACCTACCAAAGAAGTTAATTTTCAAGATAGCACTGAAAGAAATGATGAAATGAGTAATAGACACATGCCTTCAAGATTTAAAAAAAATGAATTACCTTTCGAACAAGTAAGAGTAGGTCCTGGAATGGATGATGAGCTTTCTGCACCAAGTGGTGGATTTCATCAAGATATTAGAGATTTCGTTGTTCCAAAAACAATTGATGAACTTAGACCAGCATCTAATCCACAGATTTCTTACAAGGGTAGAGTTGTTCCAGGTAAAGCAGCTAATGGAAAATCCGCTTTAAAACCCAATATGACAAAAAATAGACCAGATACATTCTATACTAATAGTGAGGATAGATATTTTACTACTGTAGGAGGTGTAGAAAAACAGACCGCAAGAGCATGCCATGTAATGAAAGACACTAACAGAAAAGACTCTAAAAATTACACAGGTAGTGCTGCTCCAGCATCAATTAAAAAAGACCCTCACAGGTCTCTGTATAAAAAGTCCACAAAGATACAAGCTCCTGAAACTGGACCTAGAAATTTATTCAAAAAAAATGTTAAAAACGATGATCATGGAAAAGGAAGTATTAATCTTGGAACAAATGAGAGGGATATTACTCAAAAAAGAACACATACTAGTAATATAACTACAGTTGTAAAATCTATACTGGCTCCTTTACTTGATGTTATGAAAACAACCAAAAAAGAAAATGTTCAAGGAAACAGTAGACAAACTGGTAATCTTGGAGCATCACAAGTATCTAAAAATGTCGCATGGGATCCTAACGATATAACAAGAACAACAATAAAAGAGACTAATATTCATGATACAAGAACTGGTAATCTTGGTTCAAGTGATAAAGGTGTTGCCTGGGACCCAGATGATGTAACAAGAACAACAATAAAAGAAACTAATATTCATGATAATAGAACAGGTAATGTAGATATTAATGAAAAGGGTGCTGTATGGGACGACCAAGACATGACCAGAACAACTATTCGTGAAACAACTACTGACAATGATCACACTGGTCATATGAATACAAATGAAAAAGGTATCGCATGGGATTCAAATGATATTGCCAAAACAACTATTAAGGAAACAAATATTCATGATAATAGAACAGGTAATGTTCAAACAACAACCTCGTCTCAAGGAACAGTAATAGACTATAAAACTATGAAATTTAAAACAACTATAAGAGAAACTGTTGGAGAAGAAGAAATGCATCTTAACATGAAGGTAATGCAGAAAAATGTTGTAAAAGATTCTAATGATAGAACCAGAACAACAATAAAAGAAACTAATATACATGATACAAGAACAGGAAATGTAAAAGGACCTGTTAAACTCGCTGTATATGACCCCAATGATGTTGCTAAGAAAACTATTAAAGAAACCAGAATTGATAATTCTCATACAGGGCATTTAAGTGGTGTTTCTAAAGGCACAGGTTACTTAACTAATGAACATGAAGCTCCTAACACAAATAGACAATTTACTTCTGATTATGAATATGAAGGTATAGCTGATAGAGAAAGAAACGGTGGTCTTGGTTATTTAACAAATGAAAAAGAAGCTCCTAATACAAATAGACAATTTACTTCTGATTTTGAATACGAAGGTTCAGCTAATAGTTTATACAAAAAAACTACATCAAAGGATAGATATTCCAATATGCGTCATAACGCGTGTCGTGAAACATCTCTCAAAGGTAGAAATCCGGGCCCTCAAGGACCTAAAATATCTAATGGAAGTAATAATATTGAAATGGAAGTTAAGAAAATAGAAGGAGATAGAATTAATACAAGAGAGTTAACTGGAACTAAAATTATAAATTCTATTCCTGAAATTAAACCTTGTTCCATAACACAAGAAAAAAATCAATATGATTATAATATTCTTGACGAACGTATTGAACCAGACTTACTTAAGGCATTTAATAATAATCCTTACACTCAATCACTTTCGTCATATGCTTATAATTAATTTCGTTCATTTTTCTAAAGCATTTTCTCATTTTACATAAACATGAGCCGTTACAACATGAATGTACTTGCTGATGCAAAAGAAGAATATACACGACAATTAGTTAGTGTATTATCACCAGAAATATATGTAGGTATTAAATCTATATATGATGCTGCTCAAAATCATTGTAATAAAATAAATGATAAAAGTGTGCTAAAAAAATTCCAGTTATTACTTTCGAGTGTTCCACAATGGAATCAAAATAAAGTAGAAGAAGAGTTTAAAAGAATTGTTAAAAAAACAGATTGCGATTTTATTGAAGATCTTATAACAGCTGTTTTTGTAAGCCATACAAAGGTTCTTTCTTCTATAAAATTAAAAAAAAATAATAAAACAATACCAGTTAATGTGCCCGTAGGATCTTTTTTTATTCATAAATGCTATATAGAATGTGCCAGAAACTTTTGGAGAAAATCTTGGTTGTTGGATAATACGGTAAGTTCAATTGATATTCAAAGAAATATGGCATATTCAGAAAGCCTTATTCAAGAATCAATTAAAGAAACTATTCGTAAATTATTACCTGTAAGATATATCCTTAAAGAATATATTGATCAAGACTTTACTGACGACGAAATTACTGATAATATTGAAGAATCACTATCACAAACAACCAAAAACAATTTAAGAAAATTAGTAAGAAATGAAATTCAAACATTATCAAAATCGTCTTTTGATGATAATTATTCAACTCTTGAAATACCAGATGAAATGCCTGAGCAAATCGAATCTCCTAAATTGAAAGATAGCTTATTTGAAACAAATGAAACGCATAAAAAAGAAGCACAAACTGTAGAAACTATTACAGAACTTGCTTCTGAAAATAAATCAGAAACTAATTTAGATGTTCCTCAAATTGAGTCGTCTGTTATTAATGAAGAAGATTATCATGAAAATAATTCTAATACAACGGAACAATTGGGTGGAGATAATAAAATTGTTACTTTGGATAAATCTGAATCTTTAGCACAAGATACAGTTGAATCTGAAAATAATATCAATGAAAAAGTAGTTTCTGAAGAAGTAATTGAACCAAAAATGGAAGAGAATCTTGATAAAAATATAAAAATTATCCATTCTGATGACACAACACCTGAAAATACACAAATGGATACTAAAGCTAATGAAATAATTATAGAAAAAATACAAACTGTTGCGAAAGATGGTAACATAAAATCTCAAGATTCTCTTGTAGAAAATGTTATTTCTAAACAAGAAGAAAATGAAAGTTATTTAGAAGACGGAACCGTGGATGATAAAATAAGTAGTTTAGAAAATACAACGGTTAGAGAAACAATAAACCTTGATAATCAAGAAAATGATAAAATTGACATGGAAAGTTCAAAGGTATATGACAATCTAAATGACTATAACATATTAGACGACGATGCTAAAGTTCTCAAGGATAAAGTAGCCCAAGAAGATATAGAACATCTAGAGACATTGTCTAATAAAAAAGTTATTGAAGAATTAAAGGAAAATATAGAGAATTCTCACAAAGAAGAGAATATAAATGATGATGAATTTAGTTTTTTTAACGATGCTGTTAGATTTCAATAATTAATTAATTAAATTAACTTTTTAATTTAATAAATTTAATTACCTGGTTTATTTTATTTAATAATTTATAAATGGTAAATAGTGTTATACTTGCGTGTGTAATGTCTTTAATTATAACAATTATATCCTATGTAGTTCACAATAAATGTTCTAATGAAGAAAATAATAACAGAACAATGGTAAAATTATCAATACTAGCAGTATTAGTTAGTTTAGTAACATATTTCATAACAAGCGGAACCTCCAGCGGTATATCTAACGAAGTCAATCTTCAAGACGTATTATTAGGAGATCCTGGATTTTAATACTCCTTTTTAACATTAATTACACATCCTTTCTTTTTCTTGACAGACAATGGGTCAAATTCTTCTTCATTATTATCATGGTCTGGATCAAAATTAGCATTGTGATATTTCCAAAATGCAGGATGACCTATCTGGAAGTCTTCATGAGGTGACGCTTTATACCAAAATACCTGGTCCTGTAATTTATTACTTTTCGCATTATTATGAATTACTAAGCACTCATAATTTTCGGTACATTGGTCCATGACTTGTGAAAATACTTCGAATGATGGAAACATACCAGCATATTGTTCATAAAGTTGTTTTCTGTTTCTCACAATATTCTCTCTTAACAAAAAAACATAGTCGATATTTGTTCGCAAATTAGGAGGGATACCTAACGCATACTGCATAGTAATTATAAACATTGATTTATAATGTCTACCATTCATAAATAACGAACGAACGTCTTTACTTTTATCCCAAGATTGGTCATATAAGCAATCATCAAGAATAAGAAATCCGCGTGGGTCAGTATTACTATCTCCCGTTGAATCCATTTGCTGTTTCCAGGCTTTTGTAATTTTTTTTTGTCTATTAAGATAATTTGCTATTATACTTTCATTATACTCGCCATGTATAAAACAACTGGGCATCATTTTAGAGTAGAAACTATTAGCACCTTCAGTTCCACTAATTACTGTTCCAGCAGGCATATCTTGATGATGATATAGTAAATCTTTTACAAGATAAGATTTACCTGTTTCGCGCTTACCAATTAATACGACGACTTTATCATCTTCTATATTAGACATATCAAATTTTGTTAATTTTATAGCATTAGCCATTTTCTTATTATTTTAACCGTTGCTAATTGTTTTAATCTTTTTACGCATTATATTAGTTTAAAGCAGATTAAAAAAATAAGATATAGGTTTAATATGGGCGACAAAATCGATAATAATCCAATAGACGTATGTTTGGGATTAAGAAATATTACAGATAAAGAGTTTTTAAGACTCAAAGAAAGTATTAAAGAATTTTATTCAATAAATGACTTTAGTTTTTTTACCCCACATATAAAATTATTTAGTAATTTCATTAATAATTCAAAAACACTTAATAATAACGACAGATTATTTAAACTTATATCTAAGAAAAAAAGATTTGGTTCAATTGGATATTCATACTATGCCAAAATAAAGAGTAAATCAAATAATGTCTTTCATAAAAAAGTTTTTGTAAAAGAATTGTCTTTTTTTGAACCACAGCAATTAGAAATGTATTATAAATCTTTGTCAAAAGATATGTCAAATATATCACCTATAGGACAAGCAGTTTACGATGGATTTTATAATTTAGATAATCAGTGTAATATTGAAGTATTTTCTACATATTTAACTTCAAAATTGTTCGAAGAAAAAATATCACCAAGTTTTTGTAGATATTTCGGCAACTATTATACTAATTTTAATAAATTTACGTTTGATATAACAGGTTCAGAAAATATAATTAGTCAACTTGAAGAACTTGTTGATATAGATGCTGATATAAGGTATTACCAAAAAGATGATGAGATATTCCTACAGTATCCCAATGTCCCTGGATATCTTCTTGTTACTGAATATGCTCAATTTAGCATAGATCATCTTATGTATAATAAACTTATCACATATGATTTAATTTTATCTTTAGTATTTCAGGTAATAGCGGCAATTGTTACTATGAAAACTATATTTGGTATAAAACATAATGATTTACATTTCGGAAATATAATGTTATCCAAAACAGACGAGGAATTTATATACTATAAGTATAATAGTGTTAAATATAAAGTTCCTACACATGGATATATTGTAAAGATTATTGATTGGGGTAGAGCGACATATGAATTTAATAATTTAAAAGGTCAAAATAATATCTATAATGCACCAGGTGAATGTTTCGAACAGTATATTTATGAAAGAATCAATAACTCTGGTTTAGAACCCATTTCTCTTAATGATAATGATTGGACTGATATTGTTATGTTTAGTCATTCTGTACTTTACGAGTATGAAGATTATATTAAAAACACAGACTTACAGAGATTACTAACTAAATGTATAACTTCAGTTGACAAAGAAGTTTTAGAATTAAAGGAATTCGACTGGGAATTATATTTAGATATTACCAGATATGAATATAACATTACACCTAATAATATTATCAATAACCACATATTTAATAGTTTTAAAATTAATAATAAGGGGAAAAATAAAAGTAAAAAAGGTAAAAAAATACCTACATCGACAAGGGTATATCAAATAGTATTATGATTCTTCATCAGTATCATAGTCTGATTCATCTATGAAATTTTTACTATTATCTACTTTAGAAATTACTTCAGCGTCACCTACTGGATATTTACTCCAGGTATCTGATTTATTAAACATATCACTATATAAACTTTTCAAGTTATTTTCAGTAATCTGTTCTTCATAAAAATTTCTGGGAATATACCTGTATTCTATTTTAGGCAAAGGACAATTTTTATAATTTTCAGTATATCCTTTGACCATTAATAATAATCCCAAAATTAATAGTATTAATATAATTGATTTCATTTAAATTATATTAATATTTTTTTATCTATGATTCTTCTTTTTGTTTTAGCCACGGATCGACTTCTTCAATTGAATTTACAACTTCGGCAGATGATTCGTTTGCTGAACTTTCCGAGGTTTCCTCATGCTCACCAGAATTTTCTTCTTGGGTAGATTCTAAAGTTTCTTGTTTTTCTTGTTTTTGTTTATCCGCTTGTTCTTTGGCATAATCAACATTTTCAGCAAAGTGTTCATCTTTTTTATCCTGATTTTTACGGTATTCTTTAACAAGATTATTAAGTTCTGGTTCAGCATATTCTTGATTTTCAATAGAATGAGGATTAGGATCCCAAGGTAACCAATATCCTACTTGTCCAATATAAACATTGAAATTTCTATCAGTTTTTTGAAGTTTTTTTGCTTTAGACTGAGCTTCTTGTAAAGTATCATATGAACCGCGAACTTTTACACCCCTAACTGTTGTTTTAAATTCGTTTTCTTCGTAAAATTGAGATTCTAATGTATCATTGTTTACATAAAGAAAATCTTTGTATCTTTCTTGTAGTTCTCCGAAATCTTTACCGAATTCAGGAACAAGACAATTGGCAAGGTCTGTTTCAGGAATATGTTTTCTGGCTACCTCTTCTAGATTTTTGTATCTTTTTTGCATATTAGCTAAAAATTTATGCATTTTCCAAACTGCTTTATCGGCAAGTATATTTTCTGGCGATACAAAAGATATACAGCAATAGTTTTGTCCACGCACTTGTGGATCTACTTCAAGGAAATCTTCTTCTTGAGAATCTGTCATTATAAATTTATTATTAATAATAAACTTTAAGTGTTTATTTTTTTCTTTTTATAATATATATATAAATGGACGCATTAAGAAATGAAATCGATGAACTTCAAACTGCTTTTGACCTTCAAGAAATTGTCAAACGTGCTGTAAAATATCTTGTAGAAGGTGGCGCCGTCGCTGTCGCCGCATACTACATCCCCCAAAAGAAAATGAATGTAGAGGAAATTATCATGATCGCTATTACCGCTGCTGCTACATTCGCTCTCTTAGACATGTACGCCCCAAGCATTGGCTCAGCTGCCAGACAAGGTACCGGATTCGGTATTGGTGCTAACATGTCCGGTTTCCCCCAAATGTAAATTTTAAAACTGGTCTCTATATAATTTATATAAAGATTAATCTATATAATAATAAAATGAGTTACATTTTAGTTACCGGAGGAGCAGGTTATATTGGTTCTCATATCTGCTTTGAGTTAAATAAACGTAATATCAAGAATATAGTTATCATAGACAATTTTTCAAAATCTAAAGAACAAATGTATAGTATTTTAAAAAAAGAGATACCAACTATTGAAATATATAATTTTGATTTAGCCAATAAAGAACTTGTTAGAAATGTTTTTAAAAAATATAATATAGAAAAGGTTATCCATCTTGCTGCTTTAAAATCAGTAGGTGAATCTTTACAAAACCCTTTTTTGTATTACAATAATAATATTAATGTAACTATTAACCTATTGGAAATAATGAATGAGTTTAATTGTAGAAATTTTATATTTTCATCCTCAGCTACAGTTTATGGAAATCAAACAACCGTTCCTATTAAGGAATCGGCATCTACTTATGAAAAACAAACGAATCCATATGGAACTTCAAAACTTATTATCGAAATGATACTAAAAGACCTTAGTAATAAAGGAAATAAATGGAATATTGTTGTATTACGTTATTTTAATCCTGTAGCATGTGACAAATCAGGAGTTATAGGCGAAGATCCTAAAGAAAAACCAAGCAATTTATTTCCTCATATCTTGAAAGTTCTAGATGGCAGTAATCCTAAATTAAATATATATGGTGGTGATTATAAAACAGTTGATGGAACATGTATTAGAGATTTTATTCATGTTACTGATTTGGCTGAAGCACACATTTCGGCATGTGATTTTATATTAAATAAAAAAGATACTTTTGAAATATTTAATATAGGAACAGGAAATTGGTATAGTGTATTACAAATAGTAAATAGATTTAATGAATTGACTAATAATAAAGTTCCCTATGAAATAAAAGCTAGAAGAGAAGGTGATATAGCTTACTGTTTTGCTGATTGTAATAAGGCAGATATTATATTAAAATGGAAAGCAAAAAAAACTCTAGACGATATGATAAACGATTGTATTAATAGAATCGATAAGCTTAATAAATAGATGTTGTTCTATACATTGAATTTGTTTTTTTCGTAATAGACGAGATATTGACCAGTTTTTTATATACAGTTTTAAGCTCTTTGTAATTGTAGGATCTTAGCTCACAACCAGATACATGGATATTTTTAACTTGACATAATGTAGTAATTTTCTTTCGCAGTTCATAGGATTTCATAATTTGATGATATTATCTTTGTAATTAAATAAAAATAATATCAAATTTAAACCGTCGGTATATATTGCCATTTCAAATCACAGCATATTTGTTTCCAAACTTCATCATGTTCCTGTAATTTTTCTCTTGATTTAAGTAATCTACAATAAGGTAAATATTCATCTTTGTCAAGTAATTGAAAGAATTTATAGAATATGTATGGATAAGAAAAAAAATTAGACCTATCTGAAGGACAATATTTCATCCAAGGTCCTTGAATTTCTTTAAACATATTTCGGACTTTTTCTTCTAAATCACCTGTAATAACTGGAGCTGGCTTTCCTGTTATTCTATTAGTAATATAATGACAATGTTCATAATATTTAGTAAGATCAAGTTTTTTAAGAATATCTCTTACTTTTTCAACTGTTAATGTTTTAAGATTAATATAGGATTCTTTTTTTAGTTCATTCATAATTTTATCAAAAATTTCTTCACTAATATCTGTAGATTCCTTTGCTTGAAATTGTGATAACCATTCATTTGCATGATTTATTTTTTTATATGCAAAATAAGTTAATTCTCTTGGAGGTTCTTTATAAGAAGGAGTATCGTAATCAACAAGAATCTTTTCTTCACATCCACAATTTGGACAAATCATACAACCATGTGCTGAATCTAGTATTCTGGGTATATTACAATGAATACAATTGTCTAATTCATCATTAGGTATGTCTGGTATTTTTTTTATATAGGATGTGTCTGTAAGTTGTAAATATTGGTCCATTATTTCATTTTTACTAGAATATTTAGAAATATCCTCATTTCTAATATTTTTTTTTACCATAGGTATATCTTTTTTGGAGTTTCCAAAAAAATCCAAAACTGTCTTTTTCTTTGAATTTTGAATTTTAGAATTATCAGATTTTGTAAATATTCTATTTTCATCAAAATATTCATATAATAAGTGAGCTGTATTAAGAATATAAGAGTTTTTTATTTCTTTGCTATTAATTAATTCTATATCTGTTTCAAGGTTTTTTATATTCTCTATTAGCTGTAATTTTGTATCTATTTCTT